TGAGCCTCCTGTATATGATCTATCTAATTGTACCCCAATTTGTTCTTCTATTATAATAGTTGGATCTTGAGTAAATATAATTTCTTCTTGGTTAACTGATGCTGGTGAAACGGACACAGTTTTTGTCCATAAAGCGTTAATTTTTCCAGTATATCTGCTTGGTACTATATTATTATTTAGTCTAGTTAATTCAGTACCTAATGATATAGTTGCGTCGCCTTCCGGAGTGTCTGGATATATATAAATTGCAATTACTCTAGAACCATCATCTTCTAAATAATTTATTATTTCATTATATATAGGGTCATTATTTGAATCTGTTATTTGTATCTGCAGAGCTGACCCAACAGTTAAGTTTAATGGATTTCCTTGTAACTTAATTATATTTTTTCCAGCTGTTAATGTAGTAGGAAACTGTGTTATTCTAAATATATCTGGAGATGTATTTGAAGTATCTCTAAAGAATATATCGTTGTTTCTTGAGTCCGGATTATTTAATATTCGTTTTTTTGCCATCTGAATACATACTTCTTCTTTTTAATAAATATTACGTATGTATAATCTGGCTAAAATTATCTATCTTGTTTACTTCTATTAAATTGTCTACCATATCTTTCATGGATTCAACATGAGATATAATAATTGAAAAATCAAACTTGGTTCTAAAATATTCAAATAAATTAGATACAGACGATATATGTTCCCTATCTAAACTACCCCAGCCTTCATCGATAGCAATAAAATTAGGACGTGGTAAGGCAGATACATTAATTAATGCTACTCTAATTGCTAATGACGACATAAAACGTTCCATACCAGATGTTAATTCTAATGCCCAAAAATTATCTTCATCATATATAATATATCCATTGATATTTCTACCATCTGTATTTAATACCATATTAAAATCAACAACTTGATCTAAAACATTATTTATTTCAGTTTCTATTTTAGGCAGTGCTTTTTTAATTAATTCGTACGGGACACCATCTCTTTTTACAGACTGTAAATAATATTCATATGCTTTATATTCAGTTTCTAATTGTTTATATGTTTCCAATTGTTCTAAAGCTGTTTTCTTTTTAGTTTTTGCAACTTCTATTTCACCATGATTTGATTTAACTTTATTAGTAATAGTTTTCAATGTAGCTGCAATATCTAATATTAATTGTTTTTTACTTTGTATTTTTATATTAATTGTTTCATTATGAGTAATTGCAGATTCATTTTTCTTAAATAATTCTTGTCGTTCATTAGTTGTTTCTAATTCAGATTCTTTTGTTTGCAAATCACTTTCTAATACTTGTAATTGTAATTCTTGTTTTTCTATTGTATTTTTTAAATCATATTGTTCTTGACAATCATTAAGTAAATCTTGAACTATATCTCGTTTAGATTGTAGTTTGGATAAATTTAATGATGTTTCGTGTGCTAATTTTATATTTTTTGGTAATAATTCTTTTGCTTGTTCTGCTTCTTTAACAAATATATTAGATATACAATAAACGCATGTATGATCATATTCATGTGTTTTTAAATGATCAATTTTTTCTTTTTGTAATTTAATTAATTGTTCTAATTCAGTTAATTGTTTAGTTACATGTTTTATATTATTATTAATAGAATCTTTTTCTTCTTTTTTAGAAATAAATTCAGATTTAGGAATAGTCTGTATTGAATTAATATCAACTTTTTCAATTATATTTTCTAGTTTTGTTATAGATTTTTCTAAATGCTCTATAGTAGTAATTAAATCAGATTCTGTTTTTTCTAATTCATTAATATTAGGTCCATCATATGAAATAGGTTGTTTTGTTTCAATTAATTCAACAATTTCATTTTGTAATTTATTTCTAGATTCTTGTAATTCAGTGTCAGACTTTTCTAGTTTAATAATTTTATCTTGATTTGCAATAATAATATCATCTGATTCTTTTATTATTAATCCAAAGTCTGTTTTTTTATATTCTTTTAATTTGCCAGATGTTTCTTTTGATTCTTCTGCGGCTAAACTATATAACTGCTCAAATACAGTTGTGTCTAAAAATTGCGATAATAAATCTTTTCGCTCACGTTGTGATTTTTCTATAAAATTATTATTATCTGCTTGTAAAGAAAATGCAGTTAATATAAAGTCGTCATATGTTCCTAAATATCTTCTAATACTTTTATTAGTATCACTTCTTTCTTCGCCATTTAAATTTTCAGTTTCATTATAAAAATTTACATTTACCTTTACATGGCCATGTTTTAATGTTATTCCTTCACGTTCAATTGTATATAATATATTATTCAGTTTAAATTTAAAAATACCTTTAAAGCTAGATCTTTTATTATTTAAAACTTCTTTTGATTTACTTGTTTTACTACATTTATCAAATATCGTATATGTTATAGCATCTAATAATGATGATTTACCAGATGCATTTGCTGCAAATAATCCAATGACGTCAGATAATTTTGAAAAATCTACTTTATTTTTTTCTCCATATGAAAACATATTATCAAATTCAAATGAAACAGGATACCATGTTACATTTCTAACTGATTCTAATACAGGTAATTTTGAATTAATTGTTCTATTAATATGCCTAATAGCATCTAACTCATTTGATTTTGCGTCTGGATGATGTTCTTCTATATATTTTGTTATTAATGTATTTTGGTGTTCAACATCTCGAACATTACCAATTGCAATTGATCCATCTGCATTACTATCAATATGATTTGCAGTACGTTGTATTGATATATCTTGAACTTTATATTTTTTTCTAATTGTAGCAATTAATTTTTTAATATCAGATGCATCTGTATCGGTAAATTTAATTCTAACTCTAGGTTTTGTAGGTACTCTATGTGGAGATTTTGTAATTTTGCCTTTTTCTACTTCAAACGTAACATATCCATAATCATTTTGTATTTCAACAAATTCTGATGTACGATCTGGAAGATCCCATACTAATATGCCATGATCAAGCACTTCTCCATGATTTTGTTGAATTAATGATCCAGGATATCCAATAGTTTTTTGAGTGTTTAAAAACTGTGCAGGCTTATGTATATCGCCTAGTAATGTTAAGTCGTGTCCTTCAAATAAATCAGTAGTAACATGTTCATTAGATATTTTAAATCCAATATCAGTTTTAGCATTATGTACAGCTCCGTGATGTAATGCAATTTTATATGCAGCTTTATAATCAGATGCATTAATATAATTTTTAGGTGCTACATCTACTGCCATATGATTAAATACAATACCGGCCATTTCAAATAATCCGTTTTCTTTAATAAAATGAATATTTTTATTCTGTATTACATTTAATATTGGTGATAATGCATCCATTCTATATAAATTATTTAAATTCATATCATGATTGCCTAACATTACAATGGTTGGTATATCAAATCCATTAAAAAACTTTGTTAACATATTTATTAATTCTGGAGACATATCTAATTTTGAGTGTACAATATCACCAGTAACAACACATATACTATTTCGGGTTGTGTGTTGTGCTAAATATAAAAATAAATTATCAAATACTTCTGTATATTCTTTATGTCGTTTTAATGTACGAATATGAATATCTGAAATGTGAAATATTTTGTCAATATGTGTTATATCAGTATTTAGTTTTTTTATTTCCATATTAAATTCATTCTTAATTCCATTAATTTTTCAAATGAAAATTTATAAGTATTTTGTATTTGTTCTGTAATTTTTTTATATCCTAATTCGTTTGGATCTTTATCTTCTAATTCTATAAAATATACATTTAACCCTTCTGACATAAATCGTTCGGCTATATTTAATGCATTTCTTATTGCATCATTATCTAAACATATATACACATCCTTTACACGTTCTTCAATAATTTTTTTTTGTAACATTGGTTGTATTATTTTACCAAATAATGGTATCGCATTTCGTTTTATTGTAATAGCATCAAAAGATCCTTCACATAATACAATTGGTTCATTCCAATTAATTAGCATTCCAAATCCAATTATATCTTTTGAAACTTGTGGATTTTTATGTTTTTGTGTATCATTTTTATAAAATGCTCTAGATACAAAATAATTTAATTGTCCATCTGCATCATAGCTAGGTATAATAATTTTACCAGAATATTGTCCGTCTTCAGCATACCCAATTCTATATTTAATAATATCAAATACAGAAACACCTCTATATTTTAAATAATGTATTGCGTTTCTATAATCTGGTGTTTTTTTTGTTATCCATAATGGTTTATATTCGTCTGGTAACTTTAATGTATATTCTTGTTGTTTTGTCTCTGTATTTCTATATTTTGTTACTTCAATTAACTTATTTAATTTTTCAAATGTTTGTCTAGGAACTTTTAATTGTTTAAATAATGTTAATATACTTCTACCTTTTTTATCAGATATCCAACAATGCCATGGATTCTGGCCTTCGGATGTTGTATTTAGATTTACTTCTAACTTAGGTTTATAATGAGAAACAAATGGGGAGAAAAATGCAATATTATCACCAGACGTTTGTTTACCTTTACCTAACACCGATTCTAATAGCTGAAGTAGTTTTAGATTTGTCATATAATAATATTATAAGAAAATTTTAGTNGAATTCAAAGTATGTGAANCATTATATTATAGTTAGACACAATACATTACATTATCGGTCTAACGATTCATCATTTAATAAATTAACATATATTAAAAGATTTCATCTTTATATTAAATACTTATATACATAAAAAAAATAATGAAAATAATTCAAAGATCAAACCATTAACCAAAAAACTTAACTATACTTGGCTTTTCATCTATTTTACAACACTCTTCCAACCATTCCATTGGCATATCTTTTTTTGCAACATGAGTAATGCCAATTTTTTTAGCATATGATTCGTACGTCGTTTTTGATCCTTTAGATATTTTCTGATTTGGACTTTGAAATACTATTCTTAAATCTATATCAGGATTTGAAGCTAATATATGTTTCATCTTTTGTCTATCGGTACTTGTCCACCTACCTTTAGTTTCGATATACATTGTGTTACCATCTTTTTTTGTAAAAATAAAATCAGGTGTATATTTTGAATTTTTTTGAGGAACAATATATTGTAATGTTTCTGTTTCATAATTTACCGGATATTTTGCTTCTTTTATTTGATCTGCTACTTTTAATTCTAATCCAGATCTATAACCATATTTATATGCTGCTTGACGTTGTTTATTGCCAGCAGAATGCCAGTGATTTTTTCTCATAACTTTTTCCTTTTTTACCAATCGACCATTACTAAACTACCATTCCAGAGCATTATATTGTCTGGTTTAAAATCTAATGATAATTCAAGATCGCCAATTCCTGTGTTTTTTACTTGTTGTTCTAACGCTCTTATGAAACTAGCTATATTTTCATTTAAATTTCTAGCTCCGTCATTATTTAAATAATCAAATATACTAGTTTCTATTCCTTGACTCCTAGCATAGTCTTTATATTTTTCATAAAAATTTGAAATTTCTTGTAATAATGAAGAAGATAAATTACTAGCCCGATTCATTATATACATGTTATTCATACTGTCAGAATAAACAACTGGTATAAATGCATTAAATTCATTATATCTTCCTACTATAACATCAGCTACTGCAGTTTCATCTGGTTCTGAAGTTATTTTCATTAATAAATCTTCTCCATTAATACTATATATCTTTCCATTATCTCCAGAATTAAAAAATTTAAATTCTTTATTTTTTATTTTTGATAATAATCTGTTAGATTCTTGTTCAGATATTTCATTTAATATATTCTTTAATTTTATCATAATTAATCAAATTCATTATCGTCTACTATATTTGCAAATTTATCTTGATCTAAATCACATCGTACTAGAAAATTCATATCAATATCATTACGATTTTTTACCGGAGTTGCAAATTTTCCTAATGCTAGTAATTCAGCATATTCATTATATAATCCAATCGTGGTTATATATGGTTCGAATGCACTAGACGTAATATGAGACATATATGTAACATTATCATCATTTGTTGAACTATGATTAGTTGTTAAATTAAAATCTCCTTGTTCTACTTTACATAATGTTGAAAATTCAAATATATTAGTTGTGCTTTTATAACTAGCAGAATATGCAAATGATATTGCATTGTCATAACGAACATCTGGACTAGTTACTACAAATAACCCATTTTCATGAAATGCATTTCCAACTCTGTTTGTTTGTAATAAGCCGCCGGCTTCTGTACGATCTGCTAATGAATTAATATTTGATTGATTTAGTCCTTTATTATAGATTCGAATTTCATCTAAATATCCATTTAAATAATCAACTCCAGTATGAACTCCTGGAATGAATACTTGATATCCTCCAAATTTTATAGGATCCGTATTATTTATAGCTACCGAAGATGTTTTAAAATTATTAATTTGATCATTACTAAGTAACGAATCAGATGTTATTGAACTATGTAACGAAGCATTCACATACATTTCCATGGTGCTACCGGTTTTTTGACAAAGAACATGAGTCCAACTACTAGAAACAAATGCAGATGAAGTAATTTGATTATTTAAAGCTTTTGTTCCTTGTATAGAAAATACCAATTGATTACTACCACTTAATTCAATTTTAAACGGATATTGATCACTATCTTTATCTTTTTGTTTTCCTATTATTAATTGATTAGTAGTTCCTGTATTTGATCCACTGTATATATAAAATGAAAGTGCATAATCATGATCTCTATCAAATGGAGCTTTATTAGTGTTTTGCTCTTTGGATATTTCCATATATCCAGATCCAGAAAAATATGCCGAATATCCAATTGGATTTTTATCTCCATCTGAATGTGTAACTCCTTTTGGAAATATAACATTAGAAGCTGTTACATATTTAGTAATACGACGTAAATCAAAATACTCATTAAATCCTTCATATAATAATTCATCGCCAACAAATGAACTTGTTATAATACCAGAATCAATAATATTTTCATATTCATCAGAATGCAAATTATAAGATCCACTGTAAATAAATGATCCTCGTTTAATTGTTAGTCCCATTTGTGTTTGAGGTATACTAAAAACTGACGCAGATCGATACAATATCTTAGTAGATTTAGCTGGAGGACACATTAATCCATGAGTTTGTAATGCATTATCTTTATGTTTATAGAATAAATGATTAACAGAATAGTATATATTAAATGGATATGATCCATTCTGATGATTTTTACCAAATGGATTAAATAATTGTTGATTAAAATAATATGCTTCGTCAGTAAAAGGATTAATTTCTGGTAATTCTGGAACATAATTTGCTTCTAATGATAAATGATTATCATCTAAACTTCCAGACCTCATCGTAAACGTCTTATTAAGTTGTATTGGAGTAATTTTAGTATCTGATTGTCCTACACGTTTAAATACTTGCGGATATGTTCCGTTTTTATCTTTAATAATGTT